ATTGAAGTGTATGGATCACCAGACTTGCGACCATCAGGCACAAAGTAAAGCAGGCCAAACTTGGTACGACCTCTTGTCCTAATGTTGTTCTTGATCAAATCTAGAACAGCACGTGGCGCACCAAAACGCTTAAACAATTGCATCTCAAGCTTTAACAACTTGGCTGACACACTACTATCGAACAATGAGATATCATCCTCGAAAATCTCTTTAGCAATATTCTCCTCACAAATCTTGCCCAATTGCTCGTTACTCTTACCACTGGAAAAGGTGATAAAAAAATCCTCGGACCATGCTTTTTTTAGAGCATCTTGGCAAGCCATAATCCAAGGCCCAACTAGACAGATAAACTCAGCTTGCGCACCTGAGATAAAGCGACCAGCTTTTTCCTTTCTGCCGTAGGGAGTGTTATAGGCCAAATTCTCCATCTTCAAAAAAGACGAACGCATTGTGGCCCTCTTTAAAAAATCATTTGATAAAACTGTATGCTCATCAATGTTAGCAGCATTCAACTCAATAAATTTTTTTAAAAGTGTGGTTTTAACTGTTGATGAGGCGTTTGAACGCTCCAAATAAACAGATTGATAAGGTTTAATACCCTGGTACACCCTAGGTTTGTCATCTATCAAATCATCAACAGTTATATTGTTTATATTAGGGAAAAGTTTTTTACGATTAGCTGGTAACAAGACATCATCATAAAAGGCATTCATGAAAGCAATATTAGGCTGGGGTGTCTCAACAGTGACCCTTGTTCTCATGCTCTCAATTTCATTATGGAGATTATCAGCAGGACAAATGTTGTGAAAATTATTAGTGTGATAAGCAGCAACAACTTTCTCCTGGATTTCATTAAAGCCTCTAGGAATTTTCCTTTCATACTTTGGTTTAGTTAAAAAAAATCGGGCACCTTCTTTTTGAGGCTTAGGTGCACAATTGGTGTTCACAGTATATATTTGGTTGGTTTTAGCTTTTTCAAAAATATTGAAATTTACCATAAATTAATATCTCTACTAGAAAGACGAGGTATAAACCAGGGACTAAGAGGACCTGGATTTAAATTTATAGCAACATTACTAATATACCTAAAGCAATAAAACAAAACCACACTCTCACTTACAGTGAGATAATAATACAAAGTGAACACTTGCAAGCTAGCCCAAATTACCTCAAACGGCAAAAAGGAT